AGGTTTTAATTCACCACCAAACGACTCTGAGAGCCATGCTTAGGACGCCAGACGACTCAAAGAGTCCCCAACTGGTCGCAATAGGCTCAGACGGGCTCACAGGGCTTGAAGAGGGGGGGCTGGAGAAGCTCTATGGCTCTCCGACTCCACGAATTCACACAAAACTCAACGACTTACCCAGTCGCGGGCAAGAAATGATTGATTTCTGTAATTCAATCTCAATGCCGCTTATGCCGTGGCAAGAATTTGTCGCAATCCACGCTCACAAAATTAAGCCGGACGGGAGATGGGTGCACCCGCTGGTCAATATCGTCGTGGCTCGTCAACAAGGAAAGACCACGCTCATGAAGGCAAAGATTCTGATGAACTTGTTTGAGTGGGATCAGAAATTACAAATCGGCACAGCTCATCGGCTCACAACTTCGCTGGAGACTTTCCGCGATCTTGTTCAGCTCATCGAGTCAAACGAAGGGCTTGCAAAACAGGTCAAGCGAATTCGCTGGGCTCATGGATCGGAAGAGATTGAAACAATCACCGGAAATCGCTACATGGTCAAAGCTGGGGCGAGTGCGGCTCGAGGAATTTCAAAGCCGGAGACCGTTTTCATTGATGAGACTCGAGAGATGAAAGACGAGACGACATGGGCTTCGCTTCGATATACGATGATGGCGGCTGACAATCCTCAGCTGTGGACTCTTTCAAATGCTGGCGATCAGCACAGCCTAGTGCTCAACCAATTACGCGAGCGCGGGCTCGCCGCTTCAATGGGCGGGACAAATGATGACATTGGCTGGTTCGAGTGGTCGAGTGATTATGACGCAATCGATGACTCACCGAGATTCTGGGCTGGAGCCGCGATGGCAAATCCGGCACTCGGTCACACTGTGCACATCGACAATTTGAGAGCAGTCTTGAATGATCCGCCCGATGTAGTCCGCACTGAGGTATTGTGTAGATGGGTTCAAACAATCTCCGCCGCGATCCCGAGCGATTCATTTGCTGAATGTGCCGATGACACTCTCGAGCTTGATCCAGAAAAGCAGACTTGGTTCGCAATCGATGTCAGTCCCGATCGTAAAAATGCGGCTCTTGTTGCGGCTCAAAGAATCGACGCTGAAAGATTCTATGTCAAGCTCATGCACACATGGCACAACCCAATCTCACTTGATGACAAAGCTGTGGCAAATGATGTTGCTCCATATTGCCGCGAATACCCCACGGAAGTCGTCGCGTATTCAAAGCGCACCGCTTCCGCTATTGCGTCCCGGCTCATGCCCGCCGGAATTCCAATCTCGGACATCGACGGGGCTCTCTATGGACAATCGTGCGACGAGCTTTTGGGAGCGATCACCTCAAAGCGTTTTCGGCATAGCAATCAACCGGAATTTACCAAACAAGTTTTGTCTGCCGCTCGATTACCATTTGGCGATGGTGGCTGGTCTATTGGTCGCAGAGCTTCTCAAAGCACCGTGACAGCTTGCGTCGCGGCGGCACTTGTAACGCATTATGCGACACGCCCAGAGTCAGACCTTGACATCATGGTGGGGTAAGAGTAAAAGCCAGCGGCTAAAATTTGCGCATGGGTTTTCTTGATTTCTTCACACCAACGATCCGAACTGCCGCGCCTCAAGAATCCGTCGATGTCGCGGCGGCTTCGGTTGCACCGTATTACTCCGAGACTTCCAATATATTCTTTTCGGGAATCGTAAGCGCAACCCGAGCGGAAGCAATGAGCGTGCCTACTGTGGCGCGATGTCTTGGTGTCATGCAGACAATCGGATCATTGCCGCTTCATGTTCGCAATGTTGCAACAGGCGAGAAGGTTCAAGCTCCGCGCGTAATAAATCAACCCGACCCACGAATTCCGGGCGTTACATTTTGGAGCTGGATTGTCAGCGATTTATTCTTCCACCCAGTCGCTTATGCTTATGTCACAGAGCGTTATGCAGACACCGGAAAAATTCGCTCGATGGAAAGAATTGCACCCGAGCGCGTATTTGTTGAAGTCAACCCGATGGTTACTGAAATCACTGGGTATCGCATAGATCAAGAGTATGTCGATCCGAATAATCTTGTGCAATTTGCTGGAGTCACCGAAGGATTACTCTCACGCGCTGGTCGCACAATTAAAGCGGCGGCTTCGCTAGAAAAAGCGGCGATGAATTTTGCCGATGAGCCAAATCCATTGATGATTTTGAAATCTACTGGCGCAACGCTACCGAAAGACCGTGTTGCAAATCTTTTGACATCATTTGGCAACGCTCGACGAAATAAAAAATCAACGGCTTTTCTAAATGCAGATGTATCTCTTGAACAAGCTGGCTTTGATCCTAAAGCGATTCAATTAAATGAAGCGAGAATGTATGTGAGTTTGGAACTCGCCAGAGCGTGCGGATTACCGGCTTACTTCGCGGACGCACAGCCAACGACATTCACTTACTCCAACGCTCTTGACAAAAGGCGCGACCTTATCGATTTTGCTTTTCGATCCACGATGTCAGTCATTGAACAGCGGCTATCTTTTCAGGATTTCATAAGTCAAGGGACAGAGTGCAAATTCGACATCGATGATTTCTTGCGTGGCGATCCATTACAGCGTGCGCAAGTTTATAAGATACTAAACGAAATCGGCGCAATGAGTGTCGAGGAAATACGCGAGGAAGAGGACATGCTTCTATGAAAATCACAACTCCATTCACAATCACGGCGGCTGACTCTGACTCCCGGACAATCACCGGGCGCATTGTTGCTTTCGATGAGCCAGCAAATGCAAGCACTGGAAAAGTCGTATTTGCAAAAGGTTCAATCGAGCCAAAAAATGTTTTTCTAAATCTTGAACATGATCGTGCTCGCAGAATCGGAAAGACTTTGAGCATGGAAATGGACGGCGACAAAGCCATCAATGCTTCATTCAAAATCGCGCAGACCACATCTGGATCGGACGCACTTGTTGAAGCCATCGAAGGTCTGCGCGACGGCTTCTCGATTGAATTAGCTGTGAATGAATACGAGACACTCAAAGACGGGACAATGAAAGTCTTGTCCGGAGAATTGACCGGGGTCGCACTTGTATCCGAGCCAGCTGTTAGATCAGCCCGAGTCGCCGAAGTTGCCGCGACCGAAGACGAAAATTCTGAGTCAAAAGATGACGCAGAAGCAACACCATCAACCGAAGAAAAAGGAGACGAAGTGGAAGACACCGTCAAAGACGCTTCAACCGCTGAGACGGTAGAAGCTACTCAATCCATCACAGCGTCATCTCGACCAGTGGGCGGCTTTACAGCTACACCACGAATCGAAATTACTGCCGCGAAGTATCTTGAAAACAAGATTCAAGCCGCGATGGGATCAGAAGAGGCTCGCCTCTATGTTCTCGCCGCAGACAACACAACTGACAACGCGGGACTTGTCCCAACTCGTCAACTTTCCGAAGTCATCAACGGCGTCTCAAATGGCACTCGTCCATCAATCGACGCAATCTCTCGCGGAGCATTACCAGACGCGGGCATGACTTTTGAAATTCCAAAAATTACAGTGGCTCCGACTGTTGCGGTCGTTGCCGAAGACGCAATTTTCAACGAGACAGACCAAAACAGCTCATTTTTGAGCGTTGATGTTAAGAAGTTCGCCGGACAACAAAAATTCTCGGTGGAATTATTAACACGCACATCGCCACTTTTCTACAACGAGCTTTTGGCGAATATGGGTAAAGCAATGGCTAAGGCACAAAACGCCTATGTCAACGGCTTGCTTGTATCAAATGCAACAATCGACGGAACAACACTTGCGGCACTTCCAACAGCGGCAGAGCTTATTGCTTATGTCTCTCGCGGTGCGGCTTCCGTTTATACAAACACTCAAGACTTTGCAAAAAATATCATCATGGGTGCTTCACAATGGGCTAACACAATGTCACTCAACGACAATGGTCGCCCAATCTACATCGCCGCAAATCCGATGAACGCTGGGGGAGCTTTGCGCCCAGACAGTCTTCGCGGAAATGTCGGTGGTCTTGATCTATATGCAGACTTCGCCGCGCCAGCTGGATCAGACGACGGCTCAATGATTATCGTCAACCCAAATGCTTACACATGGTATGAAGGATCACAATATCAACTACGCGCTGAATCAACCGCTGACGGTTCAATCACCATCGGCATTTATTCATTCGGTGCATGTGCAGTGAAGCTCGCAGGTGGAGCTTTCCGTAACAACAAGTAAAACCATAATCATCGGTCAGGGTCGCTCCCGAAACTGACCGAGTCGAACGAAAGGAAAGCTCATGCCCGCGATTATCACAGCCACTCAGCTGAGATCAGTCTTGGGTGTGAGCTCTTCTTTATACAATGACGCCTATCTCGACGAAATAATTAACACAGCCGAGGGCGTAATTTTGCCGCTTCTCGTATCTCATGCGTCAGCTGTGAACGCTTACAAACTTGAGTCAAATGTCGCAACTTTCTACACACAGACTCCGCACAATTTTTCAGTGGGTCAGAGCGCAATCGTTACCTCGCTTCCCGCTCCATTCAGCGCAACTTTTACCGTCACAAGTGTCATTGATTCAAAAGCTTTTACCGTTGCGCTTATTGCCATCGATGTGACTTTACGACAATCAATACCATCGGGTAAAGCGACTCTTTCCGGATATTCAGCGACCGATCTCTACGCGGCAAATCCCCGGGTCGAGTCTGCAATTTATGTCGTGTCAATAGAAGTTTTCCAATCGCGGACGGCGGCGGGCGGGCAAATCGAGGGACAGGATTTTGCCCCGTCACCGTTCAAAATGGGCAGATCACTTTTGAATCGTTGCTCTGGGCTCTTAGGCGAATTACTTGATACCGAAGCGATGGCAATGTAATGCCATCATCTATCGCCACAAATGTGCGCGGTGCTTTGAAGACTGCAATAAGTTCAGTCGCCGCAAATTGTTATGACTCTGTGCCAGCCGCTCCACAAGTGCCATTTGCGGTCATAGTCCCAGCGGCTCCATATCTGGAGACCGTTTTAATTGGAAAATCTGTTACAAAAGTCAAGGTCAATTTGGTCGTCACTCTTGGCGTCGCCAATTATGACAATCCATCAGCTCTTGACAATCTTGAGCAATTAGCGATGAGCGTGCTTGGCGCACTGCCCGCTGGATACATTCTTGGATCGGTCTCAAACCCAATCCCGGTCGAACTCGCAAGCGGGGCAGTCGTGCTCGCAAGTGAGATCGAAGTAAGCACTTACTACACACAAACATAGGAGCAAAAATGGCAACGACCGTCATAACCGGACGCGACATCACCTTGACGATCGCGACCAAAAGCTACGGAGAGCAAGCCACATCGGCGACACTTTCCGGAGATGTAACTATTGAAACCTACAACACACTATTTTCTAAAGCTTACAAATCAATCGATAAGCAATGGACTTTTGATGTTGAAATGCTTGCAGATTGGGGCGCGGCAGATTCTCTTTGTGAAGCTCTATGGGCGGCGGCAGAGTCAGCACCAAACACAACACTTGCGGTCACAATGGTCGCAGTCACAGGCGCGTCATTTGCGTTCAATGTTTTGCCAATTTTTCCGAGCGTGGGCGGTTCAAGCCCAGACGCTCAGACTGTTAGCATGAGCTTCACAGTCGTGGGAACACCAACCGAAACATTCAGCTAAGAGATAAGGAAAACGGGAGCATGAAAGTAGCAATCACAATCGAATACAGCTCAGGGGAGTCGGCGACTTACATCGCCGCTCCACCCGAGTGGGCAAAGTGGGAGATTAAGACAGGCAACACAATTCAACAAGCGCAAGACAAGATTGGGGTCAGCGATTTGCTTTTCTTGGCTTATAACGCCATGAAACGCGAAGCGGCTGGAAAGCCAGTCAAACCTTACGAAGCTTGGATCGAGACCGTCGCTGATATATCAACGGAGAGTCAAGACCCAAAAGTTTTGAAGCTGGAAGCGTAAATCGTTTACTTTGGGAGCTCGCCATCGCGACGGGTCTCCCGAAGAGTGAATGGCAGACAGCTGAAGACATAAAGACCACACTGGAGATTTTGGAGAGACGAAATGGCGGCGGCTAAACAAGGCGTTTATGCAATCGAAGTCGATCCACGTCAACTCAAAGACTTGCTTGGAGTTTTGCGATCACTAGATAAAGAGACGCAAGATGAAGTCCGCACAAGAGCTCAACCATTATCGCAACGGCTTGCGGGTCAGTTAATGATGTCTGCCAATCAAGCCCCAGCCCCAGCGACAAAGCTTCTCGCTAATTCAAAAGCCATTAAGACTCCGAGAGATAGATTGATCCGTGTTGATATTGGCGGGAGTGTAAAAGTCGGTCGAAAGTATGGCGGGCAAAAAAATTCAAAAGGACAAAAGACAAAACAAACCTCAGCCCCAGCGGGCGCATTGCTTTGGGGCACTGAATACGGATCGCACCCCGGCATTGACTCACTCGGTCGCAAATACACAGACAGATTCAAAGTGCGGGCAAATCCTCGCGGATATTGGATTGCCCCAGCTGTTGAGTTTTATGTGCCAATCGTCGCGAAGGAATATGCCGAGATGATTCAGGAAGTCGCTAAAAGAGGGGGAGTTGCGTAATGGCTGGAATTCCAAAAATAAAGATTACCTTCGACGCTGACTTTGATGAATTAAAGCGCGGGGTCAAAGGCGCGACAAATGAAGTCGAAAGTTTTGGATCTAGGGTTGCCGACTTTGGCAAAAAAGCCGGAGCGGCATTTGCAATCGCTGGAGCGGCGGCGGCGGCTTACGCTGGCAAGCTTCTCGTTGATGGCGTCAAAGCCGCAATTGAAGACGAAAAGGCACAAGTCAAACTTGCCGCTTCGTTGCAAAATACAACAGGCGCGACAAATGCTCAGATAGCCGCTGTTGAAAATCAGATCACAAAAACTTCGCTTCTCACTGGCTTAACCGATGATCAGCTTCGACCATCGCTGGAAAGATTAGTCAGATCCACAAAAGATGTTGAAGAGGCTCAAAGATTGCAATCGCTGGCAATTGACATCGCCGCGGGCTCTGGCAAGTCTCTGGAGACGGTCTCAAATGCTTTGGGCAAAGCTTATGAAGGCAATGCCACAGCACTTGGCAAGCTGGGAATTGGTATCTCGGCGGCAGAGCTTAAGACTATGTCTTTCGATGAAGTCACTGGGGCATTGTCAAAAACTTTCGAAGGTCAAGCTTCAAAACAAGCTGACACATTCGCTGGCAAAATGCAAAGACTTAATGTGGCATTTTCTGAAGGTAAAGAGACAGTCGGATCATTTGTGCTCGACGCCATCACTCCACTCGTTAGCGGAATTGTAAATAATGTAATCCCAGCGGTCTCATTGCTTGCCGAAGATATTGGCAAAAAACTTGCTCCGGCTTTTGAAAACATTGCCACATTTTTCAAAGATGTTTTAATCCCAATTTTTCAATCATGGTGGTCTTTCATTACCGAGATCGTGATTCCTGGGGTTGTCAATGTGTTTCAGCCAATTCTTGAAGGCTTGTTTTCAGCGTTTGGAAAGATTGCAAAAACAATTAAAAACAATGAAGACAATCTCAAACCATTGTTTAATGCGTTCAAAGCTTTTGCGTCATTTGTCGCCGAGATTCTTGCGCCAGTATTAGGCGAAGTTTTGGGAGCGGCTCTTAAAGTGGTGGGCACTTTGTTATCCGGGCTCATCACAGGATTTGCAAAGCTTGTCGGGTTCATTGATGGGGTTGTCCAGTCAATTGGAAATCTCATTAGATTGGTTCAAAACAACCCAATTGTCAAAGGGGTGAGCAATCTGGTCAGCTCGGCTTTTGGCGGCTTTCGGGCAAATGGTGGAGCTGTAACAGGCGGGACGCCTTATGTGGTCGGAGAGCGCGGAGCTGAGCTGTTTGTGCCTAAGTCCAGCGGCACGATCGTGCCAAACGGAATGGGTGGAAGCACAACCATCAATTTGACCGTGAATGGCGCAATTGATCCGGAAGGCACAGCTCGTCAAATCATTCAGGTTCTAAATAGATCGCAAGCCCGTGGGGCTTTGGGTGCGGGAGCTCTGACCTTCTAGTGAGCGTTTGGACTCCAGTGTGGCGCGTCAAAATTAACGCGGTTGAATTTCAAAATGTTACTTTGGCAAATCTCACAATCACTTCCGGACGCACCGACATTTACTCGCAACCAGTCGCCGGGTATTGCAATGTGTCACTGATCAATCTTGATGAGTCCGCAATAACGGCAGAGATAAATCAAGGCATAACAATTGAAGTCCAGAATTCTGCCGGGACTTATGTGCCTATATTTGGCGGATCTATTACGGACATCATTGTGGAAGTCAGCTCTTCGGGCACAAATGGAATCTCTCAAACCATCAATCTGACAGCTCTCGGGGCTTTGTCAAGATTGCCAAAAGCTTTAACCGAAGGCGTGCTTTCAAAGGATCTTGACGGCGTCCAGATTAAAACCATTTTGAGCCAAATCTTGTTTGACAATTGGAACGCAGTCCCAGCCGCATTGCAGTGGAATACTTATGATCCTGCAACAATTTGGACAAATGCTGAAAATAATGGTCTTGGCGAGATTGATAATGGAAACTATGAACTGCAAGCCCGGACGGCAGACATCACCGACATTTATTCGCTTGTCGCTTCGCTGGCTACTTCCGGACTTGGCTACCTATCCGAAGACTCAGCCGGGCGAATTAACTACAACGAGAGCACTCACCGAAGCGTTTATCTTTCCACAAATGGGTATCTTGATGTCACAGCTACGGACGCGCTGGCTTATGGTCTAAGGACTTCCACGCGTGCCGGTGATGT